AAAGCTGCGGTCATTGATTCTGAGTAACCGCTTGCGCCGTCACCGGAAGCCTGTGTAAAGGATGCTGTTACTGTATTATTTCTTGCCATCTAAATCACCTCAAATACCGGTGATTTTCACGATTCGGTTATTTTTACCGGCAGCTGCTCCATCATCGGCTTGGTGTATTACCAATCCCATGTATGATGTTAATAGATAGTCAAATCCTACTCCAGGCATTCGAGTCAATTCAGTTTCTGTAACTCCAGGCCCATTGTATGTGAATAATTCAGCTGTTTCGCCTCCAGGAACCAAAAGAAGCCCTGTTGCGGAAAAGTCGCTGTCACGAGTATAGAATACATTTAGATTGATTTGACCGCCAAGACGCTCTGAAAGGGATTGAACAACATTTCCGTAAAGAGTTGTTGAGTTCATTGCAGACTTGTGGGTAGCAGGAAGAATCAAAGCGAGTGATTCATTACCAGAAACACGAGCATTAGCGAAGATTAAATCAACACCCTTTAGAATATCAAGTTCTGCATCTCCGTTTGAGCCTTTGAAACCAGTTCCGGTTGCAGCAAGTGTTTGTCCTGCTCCAGCCAATAGTTTGTCAAGAACATGAGCATCAATAACATCTGCACGACCTTTTGCGATTGCGAGTTGTTGCCTGTCCATGTTTTCCCATGATTCGCCACGAAGCTTTACAGTGTCAAGGAATGTTGTTCGGCCTTGACCCTTTTCGAGCTTAACGGTGTAAGACTTTGTTCCGACCTTTGTTGGGTCAACAACAGCTGCGTCGTCAATTGGATAACTGAAAGAACCTACTCCAGCAGTATACCACTTGTATTCGAGCCAAGGAACGCTTCTAACACCAACGAGTGATGTTCCGATTGAAAGTCTTAAAGACTCTAATTGGATAAAGTCACGCATAACCTGTTGTATAACAGCGTCACCTGTGCCAAATGGCCCAGCTGTTGCGCTAATATTCAGTACTTCTTCTAATGATTTATTTGACATATTATTCATCTCCATTTTTAATTTCAAGCGGTGGCTGCTCCTGCAGTCATTACTGGAATAAGTTCGCCCTCAGTTAGAGTGGCACTGTTTGCTGTTGCCAAAAGAGCCGAGCCGGTTGCTTGGCCTTCACCGACATAGATTCCGAGAACCTTTGAGGAGTTTACTGTTGGGGAACAAAGACCAGATGCCTTTGCATAAACAAGGCATCCTGTAGTGTATGTCTTTGATGCTTCAGATTGAACCATTAGAACTCCGCCTAACGGGAAGTATGAAACTGTTGCACTTGCGGTTTCAAACACATGGTCTGGGTCTCGACTGGATTCGCCAGCAGAAATACCGATAGCAATATCAGTTGCACCTGAAACTTCAAGTTTGTTTGTTGTGCCATCCATAGTGAGGATTCTTCCTACACCGAGAATAGTCTCTGCGTCTTTCAATGTTGTGTTTCTTGGGTCTGTTCCTGAAAATGCTACCATATTTATTCACCTCTATTTGTTTGAAGGAAACCTTTTTCTTGGGCTTCCTCGAATGTGTATGCTTGACCGTCTCCGTTTATGGAGAAGTTACCAGAATTGTATGATGCGACAAGACTATTCCATACTCGAGCGTATAGTTTAGCATCGGTCTCTATCATTTCACCGTTTAGATAATTTGCGACTACTTCCATTGGTTCGGAAGATGCGACTATTTCGGACACCATGTTATCAGGTGCTGGGGTTGCTTCAGCCAATACCTTTTCAACAGGTGCTGGTCGGGATGCTTCCCATGATGCGATTAGACTTGTAATTGTTTCGGATGAAAGGTCTTCATGACCGTTTAATCCAAGGACACTTGCTTTTTGAACAAGTTCGGTTCGTGCTTCTTCTGCAATTGCAGCCTCACGAGCGACATTTTCATTGATTGTTGCATTGGCCAGAACTAATTCAGCCTTGATGGCTTCGAGTTCCGCACTCATATTTTCGTTTTCCTCACTCATGACAATTTCCCCTTTCGGATAGTTCTCGTTAGCAGGGGAGTGGTATATGAACTCTTTCTGTGCCTCAACCTTCTCAACAACATTAATATCCGCCCTATCATATGCTGGCTTATGAACAATTGCTAAGTGGTCAAATGTAAAATCTGATTCAAAAGTCATACTTCCGTCTTCGGCTGTTGCTGTTGGTATTCCGTAGCCACCGATAGATACTCCATAGTCACCACGAGTCCAAAGACCGGATTCTAAGGCAGGGAATAATTCGGTTCGTCTTACTTCGGCAACATAGTGAACTTCGTATTTATCATCGTCAAAGTGTTTGATGTTTGCTTCAGTTATGATACCGACTACAGCATCCTCAACTCCACCATCCATGTTTCTGGTAAATCCAACTCCCAAATCTTGTACTGGGGGATGGTTTAGAGTTAAATCTGCGCCGACCATTTGTTTAATTAGTTTTTCTGCGCCAGCAAGACTAATTGCCCATTTATTCTTGTTATACCCTTCATGGAAGGCTATACCACTAATTCTAATAATAGAATCACCGCTTGCTTGCACTATGGCTACGGCTTCGGTAATTTGTGTGTCAAGAAAAATATATTGAACATCGTTACAACACTCATCTTGACAAGGTTCTTCTGAAGTGATTTTGTTTACTGGAGTTTTAGTCCACATTCTGCAAGACCAATAACCAGGAGTTGTTTTGTCTTTCTTTTCAGCGCAGTTATGACGGTCTCTAAATGCTTTGCGTCTTTTTGGGTCATCACGCTTAATTTCCATGTTGGGGTCGCCAAAGCGCACAATGACAACATTACCACTGGCGTTCTGCACATACACCCCAAACTTTTTCTTTTCTTTTGGAGTTCGGAAAGGTTTGTTAAGGGTAACTTTGCGACCTTTGTATTCTGCCGCAGAAAAAGGCTCTTCTCCAGCCTCCATAGTAATGTAATCTTCTTCCTGCATAATCACTTTGATATATGGGGGGTTATCTAAACCTATTGTTTAAAAAGTTTTGTTGTATTCATCTGAAGAATAGTAATTATTGTCGTGAACCCACCATATTTGGAGACATAATCTCAATCCGGTTGTTGGTTTAGTCAGGTTTTCAATGTGAACAAACTTGTTATCTCCCTGTTCAGCTGTTATGTTATACTTAGGCATACCATAATAGATACTTGTTCCATTGTTGTCTTTCAAATATATATCAACTTCAATTTGTTTAGTTTCACCACAACTCCAATCAGCATCCCATGACACCTGTAATGAAATAGTCTCGTTGGTTTCGTTAAACCAACTCTCGGTTACACTATAAAAGAATGCAGACCCGTTGCACTGTGGTTCAGGAGGATAGGAACAGGAGCCATCATCTTGTTCGGCCTCCGAGTCATAGTTTTCGGCATCTGGGTCAGTGCATCCCTCAATCGGTTCTGGCTCTGGTTCAGGCTCTGGTTGTGGCTCAGGCTCTGGTTCAGGCTGTGGTTCAGGTTCAGGTTCTGGCTCATCCCAATAACATGAGCCATCCTCCCATGAAGCGTAGTCGTCGTAGTTATCGGCATCGGGATTCAAACAACCGCCGTATTCGTTGTTATAGTATTCATCAGGTGGTAAATCATTAGTATTGAACATACCCATGTTTGACATACTACTTCCTGTCAAAAGTAAAAAAACAGGGATTATTATTATTGCTATTTTCTTAAGATTTACAACCTTTCTGCTAACAGAAGCAATTGCCCTATCAACAATGTCACCCTCAAGTGTTGTTTCAACTGTAACATTGGTTTTGTTATCGCCACCGTTAAGAACTGTGTTCTCTGAGACCTCGTTGTTGATTTGTTGAACGGTGGATATTAATTCAGCCGCTTCTTTTAATTGAGTAATTAAATCCTTTTCAAAATGATTGGATTCGTTGAGTATTCCATCGTCGCCTAAATCTTCTAAAACATCTGAGACGGTTCTGCCTGTTGCATCAGCAATGATTTTTGCTCGCTCGGCTAATTCATCAGACATACATATACCCTCATTGTTCTTCATCGGTATTGGTTGTAAATCCTAATTCTTCCATTTTCATTTCATGGTCGTGTTGCTTCCCTTTACGCTCTAAATCGTGAGATAATTGCATTTTAGATAATTCGGCGTTTAAGTCATATTGGGGAGTCATATTCTGAATGTCGGTGGTTGTCTCTTGCTTGTATAAATCAAGTATATTGGTTATGATAAGTAGGGCTGGCCCTCCGACTATCCCAATAACCATGATTTGATTTTCAACAATCTCAACACCATTGACTACACTTTGCCAAATCGCCAATGAAGCGAATGATACCCATGCTAATACTATTGGCACAGATATGAACCAAAATAAACGATTTGTTAATTGTTGTGTCATTCATCTTCCTCCTTTTTAGGTTTAGTGTCATTCTCGACTTCTTTTTCTTTAGGCATTTTGCCCTTAGGTTGACTTTCAAGTTCTTCTTTGTCGTCGCCCCCATCATCTTTTTTAGGCTTTTTATCATCCTTAAGATTAATTATGTGTAGTGCTTGGTCTAAAGACAACAAACCACTATCCCATCCTTGTGTAGCCCTTCGCATTAGATTTACTGGGGTTTCTTCATCAAGTGGCTTAAATGTTAATTGTGGTATGTCAATTCTTTTATGTGGTATGCCTTTTAGACTCAAATGCTTTGAAAACATTTCATGCACTGATTGAGCTAATATGTTTTGTAATCTTGATATTGCTGATACAGCCCAAACATTCGCATTGAAGGTAGCCGCAAAGGTTGAGCCTCTTTCTTGTCCAGAAGCCGTTCTCGGAACATGAAGAACTGCTGAAATATCTGCATTTACTGAATCAAGGAATGCTGAGGCATCAGGAATTGCATTTTTCAAGTCAACATGGTGTATCTCAACATAGTCTGGTAAGATAGGGATTTGGTCGCCATCAAGTGTCTCTAATAACTTAGCAACATCATTCATAATGCTCTTTAATCGTTCTTGTTGTTCTGCAGGGTCGGTGATATGCTCGACTGCTTCCATACCAATAGTAACAAATTGTTTTGTAAGACTATCTTCTAATGCAACTCGGTTGTTAATACTATTATACTTTGCTCTAATAGGTTGTTTTAGGGATGAAAAACGGGATGCTCCCCAAATACCATAAGTCCAACGGCCTAATCTATCTCTAAACCAATTTGAGCGATAGTCAATTTTAATATGCCATATCTCATCGGTATCAAATACCTGTGTGGCTACTTTATTTTCTCGGAAAAGGTAATAGTGAGCATTCATAACGGGATTATCTTCGGTAATGTGTCCTGTATAACCGGATGACTCAATATCTCTTTTATCAACCCGCTTATCCATAATAGTAATCTGTTTTACTGGAAGAGATTGAACCTTAGTAATACCAACACCTGCCTTACCCACAAGTTTGTTAATATCATTCCCATAAACCATTAGGTTTCTTAAAGCGGATATTAGAATGTCATCAAAATCAACCTGTTCAACCAATTCTTTTATTGCGTTACGAATGGATGCGTTTTTAGCCCCTTTGTAATCTATTAGGTAGTTATTAGCAGTTAATGAAACGGAACGCACAGCACCGTTTAATTCGGGGTCTAATTTAACCATGCTATCATATAGGTCAAAGGTTTGGTCGTATTGGTCGTATGTTGAACGGGCTCGTGCGGAGCGGTTCATGTCATCAGTGGATTGTAACACATCGGACAAACCAGCAAATACTTCTGATGGCATAGCCTTTCTGTTGCCCACTGACATAGGCATTTCTTCTGCAATAATCGTCTTTTTGCCGAAGATTTTGGATAGCCTACCCTGTTTCGCCATGATGTTCAAATAAGCCATAGTGTATTTGAATCAACCGCCCATCTATTCTTTTGCTTATGCCCAAATGATTAAAACGCATCACTGAGTGGCATATACCTATTTTTTATTATTTCTTCTTAAGACAGTGGAATCTATTCTTAATAGTAGTAGGGATTGTTCGGTAATTTTTTTTCGTTATAAGGATTAATAATTAATAATTAAAACCGTTGCACAGCACCACATTATTTTTTTATACAAAATCCAAAAACAATAAAGTTATACACAGAAAGAGTTATTACTGGCCGTCTTTTCAGACCAAATATGGCGGGTTCAAAACCATCAATCCAAAGCGGTTACGATAAAATAGAGTCTTTATTAGAATTATATCCATTAGATGTGCGGGGCAATAAAACTAAAATTGCCGCCGCATTAACTTTGGTTCACCCAGAAAGAAATCATAAAGGGTGGGAGGCACTTGTTTTCCGCTATATCAAAGCACAAAAAGAAACTTCAAACACCATACAATACGACAAATCCCCTTATTATTATAATGAAGAAGCAGATACATATATAACTTTTATTCGTGCTGCAGGTGAAAATATGGTTATTAATGGTGATATGCACCGAGCCATGAAGTCTGCATACTCTAATATGGCAAGCAAGGGTGCTACTATTAATGAAATAGCACGAGAGTTTAACTTTCCTCGTGCTTATTTTGATGAATACCGTAGAGTTCATTGTTGGACTCATGATATGTTACCATATACAGACGAAGAAGTTATGGGTGAGAACAATGATGAGTTGGTTGCCGACCTAATTCTTCGCAATCGTCGTGAGATTCACAAACAATACGAGAAGAAAAAGTGGAAGGAGATAGAACAGGCCGCTGAGAAATGGTTTAATTTTGAAGATACTTACAAAGGGATGATTGGTGACTTGCAAAAAGCACCTAAGAAAGTGCCTAAAGCAAAACTTGCCGATGCTAAAGAGCCGTTTTGTGTTGTTATGTCTCCCACTGATTTTCATTGGGGTAAGCATGGTTGGGTTGATGAAGTCGGTGAAACCTATAACTTTGAGGAGGCTCGTTCCCGTTTGCTTGAAAGAACAAATGAAATTATTTCATGGTTGCCAGCTCGCCCTGATAAAATAATACTTGCTACTGGTTCAGATTGGTTTCATGTTGATAATGACTTAGGAATGACTACTCGGGGAACACCACAAGATATGTGCGGAAGCCCAGCACAAATATTGATTACAGGTTGCCAATTGGCTCGTGAGCATATTGATATACTAAGGCAAGTTGCACCTGTTGAAGTGGCATTTATGGCTGGAAACCATGACCGGCATAGTGCAATTGCTTTAATGTTATACTTATCGGCGGCATATGAAGATGTTGACGATGTTGAAGTTCAATTAAATCCAAAAACAAGACATTACACCCAATATGGGGCAACATTGATTGGGTTTAATCATGGTGATTCAGTTAAAAAGGAGAAACTTCCTACATTAATGTCAAAAGAGCAACGAGTTCTTTGGGGTAAAACTGAATCCCACATTTGGTTCACAGGACATTTGCACCACCAAGTATTATATGAGATGGATGGGGGATTAGTTATCCAACTCCCCTCTTTGGCTGGCCATGACCGTTACCACTACCGAGCAGGTTACACAACAGCAAAGGCTGGTCTTGCAGCACACATAATTGATAAAGAACTTGGGTTAATTGGTAGTATATTTAGTCCGGTGAGGCATACATGACAATAGGGGCTGGTATTGTTTGGTCTGTTGAAAGAAAGTGTCGGGAGTGCGGCTTTACAGCTGTATGCCGATATACTTCTCATAGAAAATGGTGTAAAAAATTAAGTAAAAGAGTATATTGTGGCACTATGAGGGTAGTGCGTTATCCGGAGGAAGAAGAATGAAAATAGGAGAAACTTTATCGTTAAAGAGAAGTAAGAAAGACCCCAAGTATTTTTATCAATGGCTTGGTTATTCATGGGGTGAGCACATTGAAGATTGGATGAAACTTTACGGTGAAAGAGGAGATTCTATTGTTCATAGGGTTTGTATTATCGCACCACGAGACCACTCAAAATCCACCACACTAAGGGTAGCAGTGCTTTGGTCTTGTCTATTTGAAAAGTGGCGCAACAAACCATTTACCACTTGGTTGTTTTCTGCAAGTAAAGACCTTGCTATGCGCCGATTAGAAGAAATTAGGGAGGATATGAAAAGGCATCCACAACTTCGCAGTTTAATTGACCCAAGAAGGGGTAATAAACACGCAATTCATTTTACAAACGGTTCTTGGATTAGAGCAACCGGTGTAGGGGCGGCTATTCGAGGTGAGCACCCAGCCCGTATTGTTTTTGACGATGTATTGGATGATATAGGCGACCAATCCCCAAATAACCTTAGACATTGGTTTAGGAAGAAAATCACCCCTATGTTATCCCCACAAACTTCAATTTTCGTAGTGGGAACACCTATGGCTATGACTGACCTTTACCATACGGAGATGCTATCAAATGATGTTTGGAAAAGCACCATTACATCTGCAATCCCTAATTGGGAGGAACATAAGGCGGATAATACAGTTAAGCCTATTGCACTTTGGGAGGCGGAAAGACCTATTGCCTTCCTAATGGAACAACGAGCCGCTATCGGTGAATTGGCATTTACCCAAGAATATTTATGTAAGGTTGTTGATGATGAAGCTCAAGCATTCCGTAGGGAACACACTCGAGCGCATATGGACACTAATGATGTAATCCACTGGGATAACAAAGAGGAAGGTAAATATATGATAGGCTTTGACCCATCTCAAGGATTGGGGCAAGATTATACCGTTATGGTTGTCTTGCGCCAAGATGCACAAGGGTTTGTTCACTTTGTTAATATGTGGCGTAGGAATGACTTCGCACCGGATAAACAAGCCGAGATGTTAGGCGAGTGGTCTAAAAAATATAAAAGCCCTATCGCTGCAGAAGATGTTGGATTTCAAAGACTCTATGAATCCCTATTAGTGCAAAAGGGAATAACGGTTGATTATCGCCAAAGCAAGGTTTCAAATCGTGCATTAAAGCAGGCATTGATGAATCGTCTTCGAGTTTGGTTCGAGCAAAAGAAAGTAATATTCCCCTATGGCGACGATGCAACTCGTAGGGTTGTAAATGTCATATTAGAAGAATTAGACCACCATGTATGGAAGGAAGGGCTTATTACTGATGTGGGCAAGCATAATGATACGGTTATGGCATTTGCTCACGCAATAGACCAAATGACACATATTGATTCTGGGAGATTGCCTATGGCTACAAGAAAAGTCTCAGGAACTTCATGGGGCGGCAATTCATCGGGTTCGGGAAGATTTGTTATTTTCGGCGATTAATATCTCAATATCCAAAGAGTCACACTCCGGACATTGAAACTCGTAATAAAGCGAGGAACTCTCTAATTCAAATACAGCCCCCGTTATTACCCACCTCTCTCCATTATAATTGCATATTGAGCATTTCAACATGGCTAATGATAGACCATGAGCTTATTTAGAATATGTTACTTTTTGAAAAAATTAAAAAAAATTGAGCGAGGTGGTGGGCGTTCGAGATGGGCGTTATATTGGAGTTTTTGGTGCATCCTTTATAGGTGGGCATCACCACCATTCGCTATGGGCGAACCAAATTGGACACATACTATGTGTGATGCGATTCGGATTTGTTCTATGGGTGATACCATGATTGAAATGATATTGGTAATTATCGCACTTTTGAAAAGTGTCATAGTTACAAAAACAATAGGAATAGTAGGTATAGCGGCAATTGTTGCTATGAATACGGTAAAAGGGAAAGAACCAATTAGAACGGACAAAGCATGGTATAAAATGCGTGTTTTGGACTATCTAAACGGTATAATGAACATCATGGATAATATCCATGCTAACGGGTGGACAAAGTATCAAACTATGACCATTGGCGTTCAATATGCAAAGGTTGAATTGGTATTGGTTAGGGCTATGTTGAAAGCCTATTTGGCTATGGCAAAGGTTCAAAATTGGACTTTAGCGGTTGATGTGTGCCCTAATACGGCATCATCACCGGTGGCCAAACTAAACGCTATGATAGCAACATTGATTGATATGTCAATGACCGATGATGAAAAGAATGCTATGCTAATTAGTCAATTAGAAAAGCAAATGGCAAAGGATGCAAAAGCATTGAAAGCATTGTTGGCAAAGGGCAAAGGTGGTGCGGGCAAAAAGGAATGATAGGTGACTATCATACGGTGCAAATCCGTTAGAATGTGGTTAGGGTCGCACACCACCGCCAAAGTGCGACCACCTACGGGAAAGGGTAGGGCAAACGGAATGGTTTGCACACCCCCCGAATATGGATAAC